CTATTTAAAGGGTAAAAATTTTTTGATCATTTTTTCGGGGATACCATACTCATTTACAGCTGTATCAATAGAAATAGATTCTTCGCTTTCATGTGAGAAGAGAAGGGTTACTGCAAATGTGTTGGCTTCTATTTCAATATGATCAGTAGAAAACAATGTATGTTTTTTTAAAAAAGAGGTATTGAATTCAGGATGACAAATAGCATGTCCTAACTCATGAGCACAAATGAATTTTCTTTGACTATCAGTGGCATTTTGATTTATATGTATTACTTTAATTCTAAAGTGACTACTATAATATCCAAGTGTATTTCCGAGTTCTTCAAAAACAATCTGAATACCTAGTAACTTCGCAATCTCAAATGGACAACTGGTACCATATTTATTTAGTAATGACTGAACCTTTTTAACGACTGAATCCACAAAAAAGCACCTACTTACGATATTTTTTTGGAGTGAATTTTTGTTTTGATAATCTTTTTGCTAAACGTAAAGAATTTTCTAAACTTGCTATTAGTAATTCTCTATCTTCCTCATCCATCTCATCTAAGGTTTGTCCATCAAATGCTGCATAACCATTCTCTGAATTTAATCCCTTAATCATTTTTTCGAGTTCTTTTTGGATATTGCGCTCGTCTTTTTCATTAAGTTCTGGGAGTTTTTCTTCTTTTTTTATATCTTCTCCTGCAGCCATTTTCTCTAATTCATCAGTTGTAATACCTAACCCTTTACAAACTTTGATCACATTATCTACAGAAGCTTTTCCTACACCTCGTTGAAGCATAGATCTCAATGTAGTAGGTGGTAATCCTATTTGTTCAGCAAATGCTTTTTTGCTTAAACCAGTATCAGTTATTAATTTATCTAAAATCTCCGTTCTTTTATCCAATTCAATATACTCCTTTGTACAAAATTCATATACGAAATTTCGTTCATAACTAAATAATACAATATCAAATTGTCTGTGTAAATAAGAAAGTGGACGAAATTTCGTTTTTAAATTGGTTTTTGTTGTTGACAATGAACGAAATTGCGTTTATATTCGAATTATCGAGTGAACGCAATTTCGTTCATTTTGAGGGGGGGTGATCCAAAACATGCATAAAAACCTTCGTGCGGAAATGGACCGTAAAGGCATCACTCTAATTGATATATCAAAGCTTTTAGGTCTCCGCTACGGTACTGTGGTCGATAAAGTGAATGGAAAATATAGGTTCTATTACAATGAAGCCCTCGAAATAAAACGTCACTTTTTCCCAGACCACGATATTGAGTACTTATTTGAAAGTGAAAAAAATCAGCCCGCATAAATGAAAGGTGGTGAATTTTTTGCAAATTGCGGAAGTTACTGTGAATGTAAATCAAAACGAAATTAAAGAGTACGTAAACAAAAAACTCGATGAATCAATTCAGGAAGTACTCTTTATATGGGACATTGAACAAATGTCAAAGAGAACATGTATGAGTAAATCATTCTTGGAGAACGAGTTCCTTCGTGATCCAAGAATGAAAATACTAGAAAGACGTAAGGAAAAAGGTAAACGCTTTTGGTTCTATGAAGAATCAAAAAGAGTTATTAAAGAAATTATGGACGAATGGTAATAAACTGCGTGGACAGACGCATTTGATTAGGGAGAGGAGGGCACATATGCAAATATTTAAGAATGATCTATTTGAAGTTGCAGCAAAAGTTGAAAATGATCAGATTTTATTTGACGTTGAACAAGTAGCTTTGTGCTTGGGTTTTTTTGAAATAAAGAACAATAAGAAATACGTTATGTGGAGAAGGATAAACAGTTATATTAAACCTTTCGGCACAAGTGCCGAAGAAAATACAAATTCTCCACAAGTGGGGAAAGGAGATTTAATTCCAGAACCGCTTGTTTATAAATTAGCTTTTAAAGCATCCAATGAAGTAGCTGAAAAATTTCAAGATTGGTTAGCGATAGATGTTATTCCATCTATCCGAAAACATGGTGCATATGCTACACCTCAAACAATTGATCTTATATTAAACGATCCTGACTTTGGGATTAAGTTGTTAACTACTTTAAAGCAAGAACGGGATGAAAAAGCAGCTCTATTAATTGAGAGTAAAGCAAAAGACGAAGTTATTAAAGATCTTAAACCAAAAGCAGATTACACTGAAATGATTCTGAAAAATAAAGGTTTAGTTACTGTAAATCAAATCGCTAAAGATTATGGTATGTCCGCAAGAGAAATGAATAAGTTGCTACATAGCTTAAAGGTTCAGTACAAACAGGGAAATCAGTGGCTCTTATACAGAAAATACGATAGTAGCGGATATGTTCATTCCGAGACTATTCAAATTACTCGGAGTGATGGAAGACCAGATATTGCAATGAATACTAAATGGACTCAAAAGGGTCGCCTGTTCATTTATAACCTCTTGAAAGGTGAAGGTATTTTACCAGTAATTGAGAGGGTGTATCCGGTCAAAGATTCGAAAGGGGCTATTTAATGGGGTACCTATTCTTTGGGGGAATTTTGTTCACTTTAATTCTAATTTTCATTTTATTATCTGCCGCTACTGGTTATATGGATTAGTTTGCTTTCGATGGAAAAAGCGAAGGAGAGGAAAAGATTATGAAATTTTATTTTGAATTTAACGAACATGAATACTATGGATTAATTACTGTATCAGTTGATGATAACGATTTTGTTACAAAACCACACAAAAAAGCAGCCGAAATATATGCCGAAGTTATTGCGGGCGAAAACGCCATTCAAGTACTAGATGAAGCTCTACCGCATGAACGAACCGAACATTATGCACTAGCTACATTTGTTAGGGGCATACATGAAAACAACCCTACTATAAGGGATTTATTAAAACAATTTGATGAAACCGAAAATGATGTTTTGTTAATTGATAGTTCTTTTAAGTAATTCATTTTTAGCTTAAATAATTGATTTTAATCAAAAAAATAAGCAAGTGCTACAACACCTGCTTAAGAACGAAACATTGAAATTTGATTAAACAATAACATGGATTAATTCTTTTAGCAAGTAAAGGGAAGTTTTGTTCCTTCCTTTTACTTCAATTTATGCAGTGATTAGGACAAGTATTCCAAGAAGGGATAACATTTCATGAAAGTAATTGAAGTTATTATACCTCACTGTTATTTATGGATGACTGAACACATCCAGGATAGAGATAAAAGGGCAGAATTATTCAATAAATATGTTGAAGGATATGTGATGCTACATTATCACGATCTAAATTTTGTTCGAGTTGAAAATATGAAAGCAATATGTGAGAGGAAGGATATGCATGGCTAAATTCAGGATGGTTCATACAGAGTTTTGGAACGATCCGAAGGTAGTGGAAGAAATGACACCTGAAGACAAATACTTCTTCCTTTATCTTTTAACAAACTCTAATACTACACAAATTGGAATATACCAAATTACTAAAAAGCAAATGGCCTTTGATATTGGACATTCAATTGAAGCGGTAAATGCTGTACTAGATAGATTTATTAGGCACCATAATCTTGTTCGTTACAATGATCAAACTCGAGAAATAGCAATCAAGAATTGGGGTAAATACAACTTCAATCGAGGTGGTAAACCTGTCTTAGATTGTGTGCAATCCGAGCTAAAACAAGTAAAAGATATTTCATTAATTCAATTTGTCGGTGAACGTGTCGAGAAGGAAGAAATCAAAAAACTTTACGAGTCGTATTACGTTACGTATGACGATACGTCAGAAGATGAAGAATCCAATGATATCAATGGTTTAGACGATTCGCCTACGATACGTGGACAAGAAGAAGAAAAAGAAGAAGAAAAAGAAGAAGAAGAAGAAGCAGAAGTAAATAAAACCGCTCAACCTACTGCTTCTGAATTCTTCCAACAAAATTTTGGATTAATAAATCCATTCATTGGTGAAAACATTTTGTACTGGGAAAAAGATTTAGGTACCGAACTTGTGATTGAAGCAATGAAACGAGCTCTAAAACAGAATCAAAGAAAATGGAGCTATGCAGAGGGCATTTTAAAAGACTGGTTAACCAACAATGTTCGAACCATTCAAGATGTACTTGCCCACGATAAAGAATTCGAAAACAGAATTTCAAGGCAAAGGAGAAATAACGCTCCTGTCCGTACTGAACAAATACCTGAATTTTTAAAGGGTGAAGAAGCTCCGAAAGAAAATAAACAACCAACACCTGAAGAAATCGAAGCCTTCGAAAGAGAAAAGGCGAAATTATTTGGACGTATTCAGAAATACAAGGCATCACAAAGTGGTTGATTAAATGGGTGATATCTATATTGCTCTTTTACATTGCGATCTAGACTGGACAGAAAAAGAAGTGGCCTTTGTCGAGAAAATGTGGAAAGGCGGTTATTCAATAACTGATATTGCTAAAAAGGTTAGGAGACCAATAAAAGATGTGTTCGTGTTGATCTATGACCGTGCTGAACTAGGGTACCTTAAGCCGAGAAAGGGGAGTGTGTTTGGTGATATGTGAGAAACGATTAAAGAGTCTTCAAAGAACTCATGAATTATTTATAAACAACTGTGAAGGTTGTAAGAAAAATAAAGGATCAAGTGTTGCTGCATGTAAGAAGTGTCCTGTTGGAAAAGAAATGAAGGCGATCGGAAATAGTTTAATGTCTCGAAAAAGAAAGATTGATGAAGTATTAGCTAAAGGACCAGATATGACTAAAAGTGATATTAAATTTCTTCTAGAAAACGATATTCGTAGAGTTGATATCAGAAGAGCAGTTGGGATGTACCAGGCAGAATTCCAAGAATTATTGTGCAATTGGGGATTGTTAAAAAAGCAGGAAATTGCAGAAAAGAAAATGGAGGGCATTTTATGAGTTATGCCAATAGAGGAAAGGCCCTTCAAATCTTAGTTGAACATACCAACAACACGTATAAGCACAAGGGTTGGGCTGTTGTGGATGAGGTACCAATCCCAATAACAATTACCGAAGATCGAGGTAGATATATAAAGGGATTTAAGAAAGGCAAAAGCACCGTTGATTATGTTGGTATATCACAAGGTCGAGGAATTGCATTTGATGCGAAAAGCACGAAAGAAACTAGTAGGTTCCCTTTAGACAATGTTCACGATCATCAAGTTGAATATTTAAAGAAATTTAAAGACCAAGGCGGTATAGCATTCTTATTAATCGAGTTTGAGAAATTAAAAGAATTCTATTTTGTCCCTATCGATTTCTTTCATGAGTATTGGGAAGCAGCAAAGAACGGTGGTCGAAAATCTATCCCATACACGGATATTCAGTTGAACTGTGAACGTATCAAAACTGAAAGGGGTGTTGCTCTCGATTATCTAGCCCATTGCAATTAACCAAAATTTGAGGAGGAATCATTGTGGAACAAAAAATTATTGATCTTAATACTTTTGCAGATGGAGCGGTATCTGAACGCTTTAACTTGGAACTTCAAAGAGTTCTTGAAAACTTTGCGGACTTAAACACGGATCCTAAAGCAAAAAGACAAATTAATTTGGTTGTTACGTTACATGGTGATGAAGCAAGGGATGTAATTTTAGCTGATGTACAAGCAAAGACAAAACTTGCTCCAGCTAAGAAGTTAGAAGCAAAAATCATCATGGACTATGACGAAACGGGCAAAGTAACGGGATCAGAGCTAAAGTCAGGAATTAAGGGGCAAACATACTTAGATGTTGAAACAGAGGAGATCCAAGAGGATAACGGTACAAAAGTTTATAGTTTTAGAAAACAAGAGGAGGCTAACTAATTATGTTAAGTAGAGAAGCGATTGAATATATTGTAGGTCTTGGAGTAACTGATATTTACGAGGAAAATGGACAACATTATTCCACAAATAAATTGCACTTGTTAGAAGAGCCTAGAGCAGCACAATTGGAAGTTCATAGCTTATCTGGAATTGTAGAATACTTGAAATCTAAATTTGATGGTGAATTCGCTATGATGGTTCACGTAGAATCACCTACAGAAGTAACCGTATTTACTCAGTTAAACAACGATAGAAAACGAGAATACTTGGTTAGAGCCACCGCAATGTTGCCAAGTTTCCGCTTTGAGAATTGGTACGATCCAGAAACCTTTAACATCAAATTACAATCCGCTTTTGTGCAAAATGTTGATCGTGATGTGGTCTTAAAAGTTGTAGGCAACATCAAAGAGGAAGACGTAAAGACATATGGTGATAACGGAGTAACCCAAACTGTTACTGCAAAAGTAGGTGTTGCTCAAGTGGGACAAGTTGAGGTTCCTAATCCGGTATCATTGGCACCATACAGAACGTTTGTAGAAGTAGAACAACCACCAAGTAATTTTGTATTCAGAATGAAAAATGGACCAACTGCAGCTCTGTTTGAAGCGGATGGTGGAGCTTGGAAATTAGAAGCAATGAAGAATATTAAAACATACTTAGAAGAACAACTTGCTGAAGAGTTAGAAGTCGGAAAAATCACAATTATAGCATAATGAAAGTTCTTATTGCAGATGACCGGCCGGATTGGATGAAGAGAGAAGATGAGGTAATGGCGTGTATGACACGCTGTTCCTCCTTCAAAAGATGTTCATCAAGGATTGGAGCAGAATGCAAAAGATTAGGTGGAAATCAAATACCTAAGATTAATAACTTTCAAAAGAGGTGATCCGCTTTGAGTAAGTTACTTAGAAAGATTAGTAGGAACATAGGGAAAGAAGATCATGCTGTTATCCATTCCAAAATGCTTGAAGCATATAACCTAGGTAAAGATATGGGTCGTGTGCAAGGACAAGAACTTGGAGCAAAGAGACAACAGGAGCAAGATAACGAGCTTTTAAACAAATGGTTTGACCAGTTAAAAACTGTACCTGGTGTTGGTGAAAAGTTATCTGAAAGAATCCTAGATAATTTCAACAAATTCTTAGGAGGCAAAGGATGAATCTAGATAAGATATTCGAGCTTCAAAGGAATCTCGATAAACATATTGAACTTGAGCATCCATATCAAGAGGGAGAGGATCGGTTCGAAAAGAAGATCCTTGCACTAATGGTTGAAGTAGCAGAACTAGCAAATGAAACCAGATGTTTTAAGTACTGGAGTAATAAAGCACCAGCTGAAAAAGGAAGAATCCTAGAAGAGTACGTAGATGGCATTCACTTTTTTATTAGCTTAGCAATAGACTTTGGCATTAAACCTAATGAGCTCGTTGTAACCTGTGACTATACAGAGGAAACAATTGAGAAATCATTTAATACATTGTTTCATTGGATTAGTGACATATCGCAAGTATTAAAGTTTCAGGTGCCTTTTAGATTGGAGACAGAGCTATTAGTTTCATTCTCTTTATATATCAATATAGCAGAGAAATTTCTTGATTTCACATGGGAAGAGATCGAGCAAGCCTATATTAATAAAAACAAAATCAACCATGAACGACAGGAGAGCGGTTATTAATGTATATCGTAAATGTTAGAAAAATGCCTTTTGGTGGGTATGAAACTAAAAAATTTGAAATGCTTGATGAAGCTCAGGAGTTAGTAAGAGAACTTTTTGCAGCTGGTTATCAGGATGTAATTCTTTCACAAGAAATTCCTATGAAGGTAACAGTTAGTGTTGAATTTTAAAGGAGCGGATAAATATGAAGAATAAATTTGTTAGCTGCAGTGTTTGTTTCTCAATGGTATCAATTAAAGAATCGGCTATTGTTGATAAAAAGCGTGTTTGCCTTAAGTGTCGGGGCAAAGCAAAACATTAAGATGCAGCAACTATCAATCTTTGATGTTATCGAAAGTGTCCCTCAAGCTGGTGATCGGATCGAAACCAAGCAAGGAATAATTAGGATTATAGGTACTCGAAAAGCTTGGAATTCAAATACAGAGTTAATTTTATTTGCAGATCCAAAGAAAACGTTAATGGGAATGACGCTTAATGAATTGAAAAAATACATTGAAGGTGGAGAAATAAGCTAGGGAATCGATGGAAATTATCAAGGAGGATAATCAATGAGCGAAGATAGAAGTTTATGGGTCACAAAAGAACAATTAGATACACCATTATGCGATATTTTCTCAGGAACAAAAACAAATGGTACAGCCAGAATCTATGTGAGTACTGCTGAAGCCCTTCTTGGACTAAAGCCAGTTGTTTTAGAGGAAATGAGCTACGAGGAAATGAACAGATATATTGATTGTTTAGACCTTCGAATCGCTAAGTTAGCTGAAGATTGACCTAAAAAGCGACACAATTCTTGTTAGATCGTGACATAAAGGTTAGCGATGCAGAGAATCTTTCAGAATTAGTTAAAGAGATCCATGCAGCCAAGAATCGTATTCAACAATCAATAAACAATCTCTAAGGTATTTTTATCCACAACTTAGTGTTAATAAACTAAATAAATGTGTATATATTCATGTATTCATATAAGGGAGCGGAGCATATTGAAAAAAGATTTCCTTTTCTTTTGTCATAATTGTGGACTGCCTCAGAGAATAACAAGCTATGTGATAAATAAATATTTTAAAAGCTATGGAGTTAAAGGATTCTATTGTTCCAACTGTTGTAGTTACAACGAATTAACAGATAAAGAGAAAACGGTGTTGTTAGAGGATTAGGGGTGGAGTGTAATGGCAAATAAAAAGAAATATAGAAAGCGCCTTGGAAAGGTAATAAACAAGAGGGTTAAAGAAGCAGAAAAGAAAAGGCTCGAGAATAACTGGAGAAACATCTTTGTTAAATCAGGCTTTCTTAATAAATAAAAAAAGCCAGGATCACTCCCAGCTGAAAATATAAAAACCTAAATACATTATAACATGGTGGTGATCTGGTTGCAGACTGGTTTAACCTTTAAAGAGATAAATGAAATGTTACTAGACTACAAGATTGCCTTAAGTGATGCAAAAAGACGATATGAATTAGCTTCCGATGATAAACAAGATAATGAAACCCGTTCAGATAAGGAAATCATTAAGGACATGATCACCGATATAGAATATGCAATTGAATGGATGGAAACAGGAAGAAGACCAGGTAATAAGAGAGGGATTGAACGCAGAGCTGCATATCAAAGAGAAAGAGCATTTGATCCGCTTCTAATGCAAAAATTCTTTAGAAGTGCAGATGATCTTGATTATGAATGGGACAAGTCTGATAAGGAAGATCTAATTAGTGAATGGGACCAGGAGCGGATTGAAGATGCTTTATCTGTACTTACTGAAAGAGAAAAAGAAATTTATCTAATGTCACGTGGGTATTGTATTAGATACAAGGATATTGCTAGGTATTTAGATGTTTCGGTTAGTACCGTTAAGACAAATATCAAAAGAGCGGAATCTAAAATAAGTAAACGAATTACAGAAAGCCTCTTCTGCATGTGCAGTTAGAGGCTTTCTGTCTTCTGTATATTTGATTAGTTTATCTTTGTTCAAAAGAATTAGAGAGAAGGTACTCTAATCCAATTGAACAAGGAAACTTAATATTGTTAAATGAAAAACCTTAAATACAATATGGTTGCTAGTGTTACCAATAGTTCTTTGGTTAAGTGAAGCTCATATAGTTGTTTCTCAAAGTCAAACAAAATTTTTAAGTAACTCGGTATCTCTAACTTTAATCGCTTATTACTTAATGAAAATTTAATAAGAAACACCCTCTTTTCAAGTTAAGTGTTTCCTTGTTCATTAGCTATGTCTTTATAATGATATGTATTTTAAATTATTTTTATGCACAAATAAATATTGTATGTAATATGAGCATCATCTATGTAGTAATAGTTTAATTTACTTATAAAGAAATCGATTAAATGGTCATCCAAATGCCACCTATAGATAAATAAATATATTTATTTATGTGGGGTGTGATTGGATGAGGGTAGCGGAGCATTTAAATAAAACTCAAATAAATAAACTTGATAAGTTAAAGAAATGTAATCCATCCAAGAAGAAACAATCACCTAAGAGGAAACAGGAAGAACGTGTTGATTGGATAGACATCATGGGTACGAATAGACAAACTCTCAAACGTGGTAAAGGTGGAGCAATGAGAAGAAATTGAAAACAGGAAATTATCTCCTTTTGTCGAAATATAAGGCATAAGGAGGTGCAAAAATTATGGGAAGAAAAGGTTTTAAAGGTTTTGAAAATGAAATAAAAAAGCTGCAAAAAAAAGTAGAAGATGCAAGTAAGCCAGAATCAGTAAGTTTTAATGTTCTTTTTCATGAAGATTTTATGAGGAAAAACACAAACTTCACTTCGATTGATGACTTCTTTGATCAAAGTCCTTTTCAAGTAGAAACAGAAGAGGATTTCGAAGCATTGGATCAAACGGAACTGGACAAGTATGTTGCAGAACATACACAATTCGAAGACTGGGATGATATGTTATCTACAGCAGGACAGGAACATATCGCAAAGAAATTGGGATTTTAGTCATAAGTAGTAGCATCCTTCGGGGTGCTTTTTTAATTGTGTGAGGTGATCTCTTGAATGAATACAAAACCAAACAACAGAAGTATATGAATAAACATCAAAGGTATGACAAATACAACCGCAATAAGGAAGCACGAGCATTCTATAAGAGTGCAGCATGGCAGAAGTGTAGGCAGTTGGTATTACAAAGAGATAACTACTTATGTCAAAATTGTTTAAAGAACAATCGAATAATACCAGCTGATATGGTTCATCACATTGTTGAACTACTTGATGATTGGGATAAAGCTTTAGACATGGACAACTTAGAAAGTCTTTGTAATAGTTGTCACAATAAAGAGCATCCTGACAGAGGAATGAGAAGAACCAAAAAGAAAGAGAAAAGCAAAATAAAAGTAGTGAAGGCGAAAGCAAATAAGGAAATCATATAGCCCCCCTGCATTTAAAATAATTTTATTATTGCTATGGGACCGGGGAGGGCACCTTCGTTTGCAACGCGGATTGATTTTCACATGAGGGGGGGTATTGAGATGGCGAAAATGAGTAAAAAGAAGCAAAATGAATTAATTGAACAGGAAATAAATCGACTTTTGGAATTAATTCAAGAATTGCCAGAGGAAAAAATACAAGCAGCTAAAAGATTAATTGAACGTGCGGCTTTTATGAAAATTACTCTTGAAATACTCGAAGAAAATATCAAAACGAAAGGTCCCACGTATTTATTCGTAAATGGGTCCCAAAGGATGCAAGTCGAAAATCCTGCTCAAAAATCTTATAATACTATGATAAATCGTTATACTACAGCATGTGAAAAGATTTTTAACTTGCTACCAAAGGATAAAGTAGAAGTAGTTGATGATGATGATTTCGACAACTTCTAAAGATGGAAATATTGTATTAACAAAACCATCACCTATACTTTTAACAACCTGGTATGCTGAACAAGTTATTGAAGAAAATATTGTTGCAAGTAAAAATGTTATTTTGGCAGCAAAGAGACATATTAATGATCTGAAAAAATCTAAACTAAAGGTTCTAAGAGAAGAATTCCCTTGGGAATTTGATGAGGATTTAGGACATAGACCTATTAGATTTATAGAAAAATATTGCAAACCATCAAAAGGTAATTTTAAAAGACTTATTGCTCAAGCTTGGCAGCATTTTACTTTAGGAAATCTTTTCGGCTGGGTTCATAAAGAAACAAAGTTAAGGCGCTTCAAAGAAGGGCTTATTTTTGTTGCGCGTAAAAATGGAAAAACAACTAAAATTTCAGGTGTTTCCCTTTATGGTGTAAGTAAAGATGGTGAAAATGGAGCAGATATACCATTATTAGCTAACTCAATGAAACAAGCTAGACTTTTATTTGATGAAGCTAAGGCAATGGTAAAAGCTTCTCCAAAGTTAAGCAAAAGATTTCGACCTTTAAGAGATGCTATTCATTTTGACAAAACCTTTTCAAAGATTGAGCCACAAGCTTCAGATTCTGAAAAACTAGATGGTTTGAACACTCATATAGGTGTATTTGATGAGATTCATGAGTTTAAAGACTATAAATTAATCAATGTCATCAAAAACTCTCGTGGTTCAAGGGAACAACCACTACTTATTTACATCACAACAGCTGGATACCAATTAGATGGCCCACTTGTTAACTACTATGAGCAAGGTGTTGATGTTCTTAAAGGTGTAATTAATGACGAAAGAACATTTTATTACCTAGCAGAACTCGACGATCCAAGCGAATTTGATAAACCGGAGATGTGGATTAAAGCAAATCCTAATCTCGGGGTGTCTATTAAGCTATCTGATATGGTTGAGGATTGGGAGAAAGCAAAACGTACTCCTGCTGAAAGAAATGATTTTATTACCAAACGTTTTAATATATTTGTACAATCTGATGAACAATCATTCTTAGATTATGAAGTAATTAAACGTAATAAAAAATCATTAAAACTGTCTATTTTACAAAAAAAATCATGTGTTGGAGGATTTGACCTTTCTCAAACTGAAGACTTTACTAGTGCATGTCTAGAATTCCCATTAGAAACTGGTGAGGTTTTCACACTTTCTCATTCATGGATTCCAGAAAAGAAAGTATTAAGTGATAATGAAAAGATTCCTTACAGAGAGTGGGAAAAAGAGGGATTACTTACAATTTGTAAGGGAGATTATGTAGATTATCGCTTAATTTATGATTGGTTCGTAGAAAAATCCAATCATTATAATATTGAATTAATTACTTATGACCCTGCTAACGCTTATCGACTAGTTGAAGATTTAAAAGCATATGGTTTTAATACCCTTGCAGTAAGACAAGGATATATAACTTTAAGTCCTGCATTAAAAGATGCTAAGGAATTATTTCTAGATGGAAAAGTGATATTTAGTGAAGAAGTGATCGAGAACGGTGAAAATAAAATAAAAATGAACGTACTTTTTCGTTGGTACCTCAATAACGTAAAGCTTGTGGAAGATAGAAACGGCAACTGGTTGCCAACAAAACAAGGTCGATACCGTAAAATAGACGGGTTTGCGGCTTTTTTAAATGCTCATACAGAGGTTATGAAGAAGATGGTTGCTCCACAAGGGGATGGAAATATTGAATTTGTCTCTGTAAGTGATTTATTTAAATAATTGAAGGAGGTGAGATTTTGAAATGGTACGCACGCTTTAAGAATGCGGTCAAAATGGCTTTGGCTGGATGGAGCGGACAAGGTTTTGACTTTACCAGTTGGTCAGGTCGTACATTTTGGGGTGTTGATAACGGGAAATTAGCCACAAATGAGACTATTTTTAGTGTAATAAGCCGTTTAGCTAACACATTATCATCATTACCAATTAAACTTTATCAAAATTATGATGTGAAGATGACTAAAGCATCTGATGTCGTTATTAATGATCCTAATCCTAATATGACGAGTTTTGAGTGTTTTAACAAAATTGAAGTATCAAGAAATGAAACTGGAAATGGTTATGCTGTCATTATGAGGGACATTCGAATGCAACCGGAACAACTTTTACCCATTGATTCAAGCTATATAACCCCATTTTTGAACAAAGATGATGGAGAATTGTGGTATCAAGTGCTTGGGAATGACGGTACTTATTACATCCATAACATGAATATGTTTCATGTTAAGCATGTAACCGGTTCTAGTAGGTGGTCTGGAATTAGTCCATTAAACGTTCTGAAAAACACGCTAGAATATGATAAAGCAGTTCAAGAATTTAGCTTGTCTGAAATGCAGAAGAAAGATAGTTTCACTCTCGCATACCAAGCGAACGTTGATAAAGATAAAAGGCAACAAATTATCGATGATTTCAGACGTTTTTATCAAGAGAATGGAGGTATTTTGTTTAAAGAACCAGGAGTTGAAATTGATCCAATCGAACGAAAATACTTTGCATCTGATACTTTAGCTTCAGAAAAGATCACTCGTTCACGAGTTGCAAATGTGTTTAATGTACCTGTCTCATTTCTTAATGATGCAGAAGGACAAGGGTTTTCTAGTAATGAACAAATGATGATCCAATTTGTTCAAATGACCTTAACACCAATTGTTAGGCAGTATGAACAAGAATTGAATAGAAAATTACTAACACCAGCTGATAGAAAGGCTGGTTTTTATTTTAAATTCAACCTTGGAGGCTTGCTTAGAGGGGATACTTCAGCAAGAACGAATTTTTATCAAGCAATGATTCGTTCAGGTGGAATGTCTCAAGATGAAGTTAGAATGCTGGAGGATTTACCACCTAAAGGCGGTAATGCATCTAAACTTTGGGTAAGTGGAGACTTATATCCAATCGATATGGACCCAGCCCAACGTAAAGGAGGTGAGAAATCAAATGGGGAAGCAGAAAAAACAGAATAAATTCTGGGAAATGAAGATGTCTGCTGACAATAAGTCTGCGGATATTTTTGTTTATGGAGAAGTTACAAAATATGCATGGGAAGAATATGGCGAAGTTTCAGCGCAGGCTTTTAAGAAAGAGCTTGATGACCTAGGAGATGTTGATACCATAAATCTTCACATTAACTCTCCAGGAGGAAGCGTCTTTGAAGGGTTAAATATCTATAATATGCTTAAAATGCACAAGGCACATATAAATGTTTATATTGACGCATTAGGAGCTTCAATTGCTTCTGTAATTGCTATGTGTGCTAGCCCAAATTCTTTGTATATGCACAAAAACTCCATGTTGATGATACATCATGCTTGGACTTATGCTTCAGGTAACGCTAAACAACTGAGGAAAGCAGCCGATGACATAGAAAAAATCAGTAAAACAAGTTGTCAAACGTACTTGGATCGAGCAGGAGACAAATTAACAGAGGAAAAATTACAAGAGCTTCTTGATGCGGAGGCATGGCTTACTGCGGAAGAGGCTTTTTCTTATGGGCTTTGTGATGTTGTTTTAGAAGAAAATCAAGCAGTTGCTTGTATAAGCGATGAACTATTTAAATCATATAAAAATGTTCCAAAACAACTGATTAATCAGTCTGAAAACAAAATTTCAGCTGAAGAAATGGCTCAAAGACAACGTATTGCAGAAGAATCAAAAGCAAATTCAGCTTATATTAATACAATTCTAGGAGGAATCATTTAATGAAAAATCAATTAAAATTAAACTTACAATTTTTCGGTGGAAGCAGCACATTATTTGAATTAAAACAAAACATGGCCACTATTGGTCAACAATTACAAAAAGTTGAAAATGAACTTTCCCAAAAAGCAATTGATACAACTGCTTCAATGGATGATATTAAGGCGCTTCAAACTTCAAAATCTGATTTACAAATGCGCTTTAATGTCATCAAAGACCAACATGATCAAATGGAAGCAGAGCAAAAAGCGAAATTCTCTCAAAATCAGGGCATTCAAGGTGTGGAAGATCCTAAGCAACGTGTTATTGAAGCAAAAGCAGAATTAGTTCGTGCGACAATGACTGGAAAACCTTTATCAAATGAAGTTCTTCAAGTATTAGGTGATAACACAACACCTGCAACAGGTGGAGAAAAGTTATTACCTAAAACTGTATCAGATACACTTTTACATGAACCATTTGTGAAAAATCCATTACGTAACATATCTGCCTTTACTCAAGAAACTAATTTAGAAATTCCAAAAATCAGTTTCCAATTAAATGATGATTCTTTCATTGGGGATACTGAAACAGCGAAAGAAATTGCAGCAACTGGTGACACTGTTGCATTCGGACGTCATAAATTCAAAGTGTTTGTGCCAATCTCTGAAACAGTACTAAATGGAACAAATACAAATCTAGTTGCAACTGTAGATCGTGCACTTGAATCAGGTTTAGCAGCGAAAGAAAAGAAAGTTGCGTTTGCTACTACTCCAGTTACTGGTGAAGAGCATATGTCTTTCTACTCTACTCAAAATAACATTAAGAAAGTTCAAGGAGAAAATAAGTATAAAGCAATTAAAAATGCAATTGCTGATCTACATGAAGATTTCCGAGAAAATGCTAAAATCGTTATGAGTTACAAGGATTACTCAGACATTATCGAGTTCCTAGCTAACGGTAATGCAACACTATACAGCGCTCAACCTGAGCAAGTTCTTGGTAAACCAGTTGAATTTGTAGATGCAGCGATTAACCCAGTAGTTGGAGATTTCCAATACTCTCACTACAACTACGATTTAGCAATGCTTCGTGATCGTGATAAAGATGTAAAAACTGGTATTGAATTGTTTGTATTAACAGCTTGGATGGATCACCAAATCAAGTTGAAATCAGCATTCCGTATTGCTGAAGTATCTGGTACAACAACTACAACAACTACAGCTGGAGTATAATTGAAATTAAAAGCGAGCGGTGATGAATAAATGCTCACACTTGAAAATTTTCCTGAATTAAAAACTGCATTACGTATAGATGGGAGCGAGGATGACAAAGTCCTTGCTCTTCTTTTAAATGCTGCGAAAACATATTTAAAAGGTGCAGGAGTTCCAGAAGAAAAAATCACTATTGACACCTTAGATTTATATAAACAAGCTATTATTCTTTATCTAGGGTTCGATTATGAGTATGAAGAACGGAAAATAACTAAGCTTGAAAGAGCCTTTCAACGAATATTATTACAGTTAAGGGCAGGGATTACTATTGAGTAAAGGAATATTAAACACTCGAGTAACCTTTTATGAGGATGTAGCAAAATACGGTCCTGAGCCTGGAGAAGATAATTCAAAAACTTTATATAATGCTTGGGCAAAAATAGATGAGGTTTGGCTAAAAGACATTGAAATAGCAAAATCAAATGGAACTTTATCTGATGTAACTATAACAATTCGTGATCCTAGAAGGGATTACCAGCCAAACAACAAACATTCCTTATCTATTGATTCACAGTATTATAGAGGAAAAAAATATAATATTAAACATGTACAACCCGATTTACAAAATAAACGTTATATTAGAATTGTTGCGGAGCTAACACAATGAGTGTAAATGTAACTGGTTTAAATAAATTGTTGGCAGATTTAGAAAAACGTTTAGGTAAATCTAAAATGCAAACGATTAGTGATGATGCTCTTAAAAAGGGTGCAAAGGTATTTGTCCAAGAATTAAAAAGTCAATTTGAATACTTTAAAGATACGGGTGCATCTATAGATGAAATAACTATTTCTGACCCAACGTGGATAGGAGGTATCCGAACGATAAAGATTCACTGGCGAGGTCCACATGATCGTTATCGTATTATCCATCTAAATGAGTGGGGAACCGTAAAAAATCCTAATCCAAAAGGTAAAGGTGCAATTGCAAGGGCAATGCGTAATAGTGAAAAAGCATACCTGAAAGCTGTAGAAGATGCAGTAAGGAGAGGATTTTAATGCTTTATAAAATATATGATGCTTTTAAAGCCGATCCTCTTATTCAAGAAAAAGTTGGAGAAAGAATCAAGTTTTATGAATATCCTCTTACCGGTGATGTGACAGGTCCGTATATCATTATAGATCCATTAAGTTCACCTATACCAGGAGATTATGCGGATAACGAACAGTTAACAGATGAATATATGTACCAAATCGAAGTTTGGTCTAAAAATTTATCTGATACTGAAAGTATTGCAAAACAGATCCGTACAGTCTTAAGGAAAGAAATTGGTTTTGCCCAATACGGAACTGGTATTGATGAGTGGGATAAAGATTTAGGAATTTACCGGGATGCTAGAAGATATAGAGGTAAAGAGTATGTGGATGCCTAATTCGGCATCCTTTTTATTTGTGAAAAATAGGAGGAATAAGTATGGATAAAAAATATAAATCTTCAACAGGTGTAGATGAGTTTTATTATGCGAAGCTTGATGAAACTGGTGCTGCAGTAATAGTTGGAGCTCCAGAACGTATTAAGTTTTTACAAAATATTAATATTGAAATGCCTCAAGAAGCTGTTCGTGCTTATGGAGATAACCAAACAGCAGAAATCGCAGTATCATCAGGAAATATTACCGTAACATCTGCGTTTCATAAATTACCTGATGAAGATAAAGCTGTATTATTTGGTCTAGAAAAAACAGCTGGCGGACTATATGCATATGGATCTAGTGATACACCTCCATATGTAGCTTGTGTATTTGCAAAAACATATGAGGACGGTAGCAAAGAATGGGTTGGTTTAACAAAAGGTATTTTCATGCGTCCAAATAATACAGGTCAAACTAAACAAGATAGTGTGGAGTTTTCAACTGAAGAAATTTCTGCTGAGTTTATGGACCGAGAAGTTAATGGATTTACAGAAGAGAAATCAGTTGTGTTTGGTCGGGATGAAAAAGGTGCAAGTGTTCAGCGTGATGCTCTTTTCCAAGCTATTTTTGGACAAGCTTATCCAAGCACTTCCACAACTACAACTACAACCACTACTAGTGGAGTTTAATACTTTAACTCATGAAGTTCATACTTTGTCAGCCGGCAATCAAACGTTTTGAATGGGAACTAGAAGTTTGTTTAACTCGTTTGAAAAAACTTGGTATTCAAGATATTGTCCTACTGTTTGCTCAGTGGGACAATTCTGTTCCTAAGTATTTACAAGAAAAATATAATGTTGAAGTTCATGTGTATGATGATACTCATAGGAATAAAAGTTATATACCTTCTGTAAAACCATATTTGTGGATGCAGTACTTATCAGAAGATCGATCTAGAGAAAAGGAATCTTATTTTTATTTAGATAGTGATGTCTTGATAAGGGAAGTCCCTGAAGTACTGCCTACTGAAAATATATGGTTTGCTTCTGATTGCAAAAGCTACATCGGTATTGATTACATCGATAGCAAAGGTTCAGATCTATTAGAGCGTATGTGCGATGTTATAAATATTGATGCTTCAATGATAAGAAAATATAATCCTACTGGTGGAGCCCAATGGGTAATAAAAAATCCAACATTTGAATATTGGAAAAAGGTTTATGAAGATTCTGTGAAGCTCTTTAAGTTTCTTTCATCAGTTGAAAATGAATATGTACGTAAGAATGGTTCGGATTATACACCAATTCAAAAGTGGACTGCAGAAATGTGGGCTCAATTATGGAATGTTTATCATATTGGTAGGACTGTTCAAGTTGAAAATGAGCTTGATTTTTGTTGGCCTACAGATGATGTAGAAAAATATTATTCCACAAAGATTTATCATAACGCTGGAGTATTAGACGATAATCAGAAATTATTTTTTAAAGGTAAATATACAAATAGTACACCATTCAATGATGATTTAAGTGGAATAGATCAAAGCAAAGCATCCATTGAATATGTTAAAGCGATTTATGATGTAAAAGAGGTGAAAACAATGAGATATGAAGTTATTCATCCCTTCCACGATTTACAGGATAAAAATAAAGTATATGGAATAGGTGACACTTTCCCTAAGCCAGCAAGTAAAAGAGTTTCAAAAAAACGCATAGAAGAATTATTATCAAGCGATAACAAGCTTGGAAAACCAGTGATAAAAGAAATTGAGTAGGTAATTGCCTACTCTTTTTTAATGTTAAAAATAAAAAAAGTGAGGTTTTCTAAAATGGCAAATTTAAAACGAAATATGATTGAGATTGTAAAAAAAGTGAAGGAAGGCGAAATTGTCACTGAAAAATATTTAACCCCAGTATTTATTCCTCTATCTGTTGTCTACCAAGCTATCGATTTAACTGCTGATATGGAAAAAGGAACTAAGGAAAATGAGAGGTCATTGATTGATAAGTTGATTGATTTTGTAGTGAATGATCTATACAAGAATCAATTTACAAAAGAGGATCTTTTAAACGGCTTACACGCACCAGATGCAATGGGGACCTTAACTGAACAACTTTTATTTGTGGCTAGGGGGTACCAATCGAATGAAACAAAAAAGTACCTGGCGAAGAAGGATTGAGTGATGCCGATTTTACAGCTGAAAAGCAAAAGGAGTATTTAGATAAATTAATATTGTCTTTTGTGGAAAGCGGAAAAGACATTAATGAAGTTTTAGCAATGCCATATCATTTTGTCTTAGAAATTTTAAGTGAACGAAATAAACCAAAAGTAGAGAAATCCCTTATTGCTGCATTTGGAGGTTAACTCTAAAGAAGGGAGGTAAAATAATGGCTGATCGGATAGAAGGTTTATCGATAGGTTTGGATTTAGACGCTTTGGCACTAGATCGCGGACTAACTGGCTTAAAGGATAGACTTAAAACGGTTAATAGCGAAATGAAAGCAAATTTATCAGCTTTTGATCGAGCTGATAAGTCTGTTGAAAAATATGAGACTCGTTTGAATGGGCTCAACAGAAAATTAGAAGTACAAAAGCGTGTTGTGGTTGCAGCTGCGAGCGAATATGAAAAGATGGTCGCTGAATATGGGAAAGGATCTAAGGAAGCTGAAAAAGCGAACCGAGAGCTTAATAACCAGGTTTCTTCTTTAAACAATTTACAGCGAAATATTGAGCGTACTACAGACGATTTAAAAGAATTAAAGAAATCACAACAGCAAGCTTCAAGTGGTTGGGCGAAGTTTAATGATGCTGCGAAGAAAACAGAATCCACCTTAACTAATATTGGAGAAGTCGGTAAAAATGTTGGTCAAACTCTGACTGCTTCCTTAACTGTACCTTTAACTGGATTTGCTCTAATGGCAGGGAAATCAGCTTTGGAATTTGAAGCTGCACAAGGAAAAATCCAGGCACAATTAGGATTAACTGCAAAAGAAGCTGAAAATCTTTCAGAGGTCGCTCAAGATGTTTGGGAAAATGGGTTTGGAGAAAGTATTGACGAAGTATCTAACGCATTAGCAAAAGCAGAACAAAACATGGGTGCATTCGGTTGGGCAAGTAAACAAGAACTCCAAGAGATTGGAGAAAGTGCCCTAATGTTGTCCAAAACATTCGAAGCAGATGTAAATGATACAACAAAAACTGCAAACCAGTTAATCACTCAATTTGGACTAAGTTCAAAAGAAGCTTTTGACATGTTAACTTGGGGATTTCAAAACGGTCTCAATTATAGTGATGACTTTTTAGATACAGTTAATGAATATTCTGTACAGTTTGCCACAATGGGCATGAGCGCTGAAGAAATGTTCTCCATTTTTGAACAAGGTGCAATTTCGGGCGCTTTTAACATGGACAAAGTCGGTGACGCTGTTAAAGAATTCAACATTCGTATAAAAGATGGTTCTAAAACCACATCAGATGCCATGGGAGAGTTAAGCAAAGGAACTCAACAAGTGTGGAAGGACTTCGAACGTGGTGAAAAGACCGGAAAAGAAGTTATGCAAGCTATTATCAAAGAATTATCTAGTATGGATGATCAGGTAAAGGCCAATCAAATTGCAGTTGGTGTTTTCGGTACGCAATGGGAAGATCTTGAGAGTGATGCTGTTTATGCCATGGGAAATGTTAGTAATGAACTTTCTGGAGTTGAAGGAGCGACCAAAAAGGCTGGTGATGCCCTTAATGATAATCTAGGGGTAAGAGCTCAAAAACTTTGGAGAAATTTCCTTACTGATATGCAGCCAGTTGGAGAAGTATTGGTTGATCTTGCAGAAGATATCCTACCAGAAGTAGCAAAAACAATCGGATACGTAACTGATGCATTTACTAGCTTGTCTCCAGAAGGACAAAAAACAACTTTATTGATTGGTGGACTTGTTACAGCGGTAGGTCCGTTAGTAACGATTCTTGGGTTCGCTACAACAGGTGTAGGTTCTTTTATGGGAGTGTTAGGTCTTTTAACGGGTCCAGTCGGAATTACAGTCGGAATTTTAGCTGCACTAGGTGCAGGATTTGTTGCTCTTGATAAAGCGATGGATAAGCCAGTTATCAAGTCTGATATTTTCGCAGGAGAAATTTCTGAAGCGACTCAAGCAGCTGTGGGAGCTTATATGGATTTAGATTCTGATGCTACAGCTGAATTAAATAATTTATCTATTACCTCTCAAACAATTACTGATAAAATGGCAGATTATATGATTTCTAAATATGCTGAGATGGGGGACACAATCCTTCAAAATATGAAGGAAAATCATACAAAGCAACTCGAAGAACAAAGGTTGTTATTCGAACAAAGTGCTGTTTTAACAGAGGAAGAAGAAGCGAAAAGGTTAGCTAAATTAAAAGCAGACCAATTAGCTGAAGAAGAAGCGCATAATGCAAACCAAGCTAGAATAAAAGAAATTTGGACTATTGCTGCAGAGGAAAAAAGAGGAATTACCGATGCAGAAGCGAAAGAAATTGCTCAAATCCAAAACAACATGAGATTAAAAGCAGTCGAGGAACTATCAGCAAGTAAACAAGAACAAGAAACTATTCTCCGTAACTTGAAACAAAACAAAAGTATTATTGAAGCTGAAACTGCTGCTAATACAGTTAGGAAATCAGCTGAGACTAGAGATAAAGTAATAAAAGAAGCGAACCAACAATATTCCCAAACGGTTTCTAGCGCTGAATCCGCTCGTGACGAACTTGGAATTATTTCAACAGCTGAAGCAGCAAAAATTATTAAAGAAGCTGAACGAAAGAAAAATGAATCTGTTGCTAATGCTCAAGATACACATTCGCTTGTTGTAACAGAAGCACAAAAACAAGCACAAGATCATGTTGATGAAGTGAATTGGGAAACAGGCGGAGTCTTATCTGGTTGGGATAGCATGTATAACGGTGTTTTAGATGCTGTTAACTGGGTTCGAGGTTTATTTGGTAAAGAACCATTAGCTAAAAGAGGTAGCGTAAAAGAAAATGGTCGACAAAGATTAAAAAGGCAAAATGCTAAGTTTAGTGCTTATGCTGATGGAACTCCCTCAAGTGGACATCCTGGAGGACCTGCTATTGTTGGTGAAGAAGGTATAGAACTTGCTCACATACCAGGTCAAGGAGTAACTATTTTAGGGACAAAAGGACCCGAATTTCTTAGCAATCTACCTCGCGGATCTTCTGTATTACCAAATAAACAAACTGAAAGGTTATTAAAATCTTACGGTTTCCCTGGATATGCCGAAGGGATCGGAGATTATTTTGATTTATTTCTTAAAGGGTCTAGTTCTGTTTGGGACATGGTCAAAGGAAAATTTAATCTCTCTGATAGTGTGATTCCATCATGGTTAAACAATCATACAGGTAGTCCATTAACGTATATAAAGGATATGGCAACATCATGGATAAAAGGATTATGGGATAATTGGTTCGGTGATATGGGTAATGTGACAGGTGGTTCTGGTGTCCAAAGATGGTCTGGAATCGCCACTCGCGCTCTTATGATGACAGGGCAATTTACCAAGGCTAACTTAGACAGATTATTATATCAAATGCAAACTGAGTCTGGTGGGAATCCTCGAGCTATAAACCTGTGGGATATTAACGCTAAACGAGGAATCCCATCAAAAGGATTAATGCAAGTAATAGATCCAACATTCAGGGCATATGCGCACCCAGGATTTAATAATAACATCTATGATCCATTATCAAATATTTTAGCTTCTATTCGATATGCAGTATCTCGTTACGGTAGCCTTGCAAGAGCGTATAGAGGTGTTGGTTATAAGTCAGGCGGATTAATTAATAATCAAGGTTTGTATGAACTTGCAGAAGGTGGATGGCCAGAATGGGTTATTCCTACAGATCCAAGTCGTAGAACGGATGCTATGAAGCTTTTAGCTCTAGCTGGTAAGGAGATACAAGGTAATAAGCGTCCACATCAATTACCTAACATCAGTGGTAATTCAACTAGTGATGACAGCCTTTTACAAGCAGTGTTAGAGCAAAACAGAATACTTATGGCTTTATTACAAAGCAGTAAAAATATCGAGAAAAAACCAATAATATCTCAATATGATATTGGCAGAGCAGCAGAAAAATATGATTCTCAGCAATCTATAAATCATGCAATATTCACAGGGAGGGCTGCATTATAATGTTTAATATCTATGATGAACAATTCAATCCTATCGCCCTTCCTGTTGACGATTTAGGATATGGATTAACAGACCTAGATTTACAGATTTCGTCCACAACCCAAGAAGTAACGGAGCACTCTATACCAGGTTTACCAGGTAACATCATTACTGGTTTTCGGGATAGCGATAGAGATATGAATATTCATGTAATGTTAAAAGCAAAAGACGCAATAGACTTTCGATTAAAAAGGGATCGAGTCTTTGCGTTTTTTAAACGTTTAGGGACATTTTTTATTACGGAAAAACAACAAGGAAACAAGTTGATGAAGGTAAGAGTTGTAGAATCGTATAGGTTTGATCGTCCAGAGAACAACCGAACATTCTCAACTGTGGACATACCTCTTAAGATCGTTGGACAACCTTATTGGATTAGTCGTTATAAAAGTATGGACTTGCATAATAGTGGTGGAGTTCCATTTAATGGCCATTGGTCCTTTGGAATGGGATTAGATGTTGATCCTTCAAAGTTATTATATAAATTTACTAATCAATCGTCTTTTAATGTATTTAACGCTGGTACGGTCCCAATTAAAACAATTCAAGAAGTTGAAAACTGTGTGATTACCATTGAGATCAATCAATCTGTTACGAGTTTTAGATTATATGATGAGACCGGCCGTTATTTTGAATATAACCCAACAAAAGAACCTAGTTGGGCTTTAGTAAGCGGAAATAAGATCGTATTAAACGGTCAATATATGAAGATGAATGAAACACCTATTTTAGGTAGAACAAATCGTTATTACTTATGTTTATTGCCAGGGGAAAACAGGCTTACGATGGACGGATTATCAAACTACACCATAAGCTTTGATTTTCGCTTTAAGTACGATTAAGAGAGGTGAGAACATTGACAATTTATTCTATTGATAATCCATTGAGTGATGATGGAAGAAATAAAATAAATAAAAACTTTGAGAATACAGATAAAAAAATTAACGATCAAAAAACACGTGTAGACGATCTAATAAAGAATACACCACAACCATCAGAAGTTGTAGATGCTCGTGGAGGAGCTCCAGTTTTACGTGATCGATTGGATAAAGTTGATGCGGAATTGGCACAAAATGCGAATCAAATAACATCTATTTCAGCGGATGTTGATGATTACAAAGTTTTGAGAAGAAAAAACAATATTATTCCGAGGCATGTTAAAACATACAGTATGCTTAGACAAAATGTCCCATTAAGTGCTTTTATAGCAGGAGATAGTATTGCACAAGGTTCAGGAGCAACTAGCGGTAATTCATGGAGTGCGAAATTGGGCGCATCACTAAAAAATGCATTAGGTTTATCTAGCGATTGGACTGTAAAAAATGTGGCGGTTGGTGGAAGAACCATAACGAATGTTGTAAATCAAATATCATTTGATTTAGAGAAAAATGATCGTGCTTATGTTACTAAAAAGTCTTACCCATATAACTATCCAATTTGGATTATCATGACAGGTAGAAATGATTTTGCAGTACTATCAAAAAAAGACTTTGAATATTACTACCGTTTAGTAATTAGAATGGCTAAATCCTACGGAATAGACGTAGTTTTATGTTCAGAACCAGCAAGGGTTAACACTTCAACAGGTGACATAGTAGATGGTGTTGGAGGGAATAACTATCCAGAATATGTAGAAATTATTAAGTATTTAGCTGAATCTGAGGGTTGTTCCTTTTTAGATATATATCAGGAATGGGTTGATATGAAGAATTCGGATGGTGTGGACTTGACAACACTTACTAGTGATGGTGTACACCCTAACGATTCTGGACACAGTATTATTTGCGATATGATGACAGAATTAATAACTTCAATACCGAAAGAACTTTCAAATGTAAAGCCTAATATTCAATACCCTTACAATCTTGTGCCACAAATATTAATTGATGGTGCAACAACAGGGACTTATACGCAAGAATCTATAGTAACGCAAGCAGAAACTTCCTATAAATCAAGAACAGGTAATAATTACGCTTATAAGGTACTAGCTGGTAACGACATATATTTTCCTATTCACCAAATAAAGGCAGATTATATATTCGTTAACGTTATTATTACTGCAACGACAGGTAAAATAACCGTTCAATGTCCGACTGGTTATACTTTAACTGAAATTAATCCAGAAACAGGATTAACAGTAGAAAAAACATATATATTAAAAACGAATGACGTTACAATTGGTAAAGGCGGCATTTACCTATATGTAAGTGGGGGAGATGCTTATATTACAGGTGTTGGTGTTATACAACCTACATGTAACGTTTGGCACAACGGAATCAACGGAACAAAAACAGGTACATGGTCTCCGGTTACTTATGAAAGTACAAGAGACTTTTTCATCGAAAGTAATACTGCCGGCAACACTATAGAAATAGAATGGTACGGTGTGGAATTACTAATTAATTATGCTAGAAGTAATTCCTTTGGTAAATTCTCTATTTCTACAGACGGAGGAGGAGCTGCAATTGTCGATTGCTATCAGAATTTAACCTATGTTTTCGGAGGAGTTTATGTATCTACAGGTAGATTTAATTTTGGCAAACATAAAACCGTAATTACGGTGTTGAATGAAAAAAACACCTCTTCTTCAGGGTATAAAGTAGGGATTGGAAGAGGGTACATTTTTGATGTAATGCATAATGATGGGAAAATCATAGCTAATGTTGGTGACAAGATTAAAGTAAATATAAATAATAATGCCAATTATATCAGGGCAACAGCTCCTTACACTTTAACTAATGGAGTATTAGAAAGTACTGTAACAGGTATGATTGAAACAGATGTAATTTAGTGGGTAAATTTCAGAGAAAATAATTTATTTCCACATTATTACATGGTAATATAATACACAAGAATATTATCTGGTAGGTGTGTTATATTGGCGATAATAACCAAATTGAAGCATATATTCAAATCTAAACGTAAAAAAAAAGTAACTATCTGTCCTAATTGTAACGGTGCAGCAGTTGAAGAATTATTTGATCATTGTTATTACTGTGAAGGATCAGCTGTTGTCACTGAGACTAAAGCTAAGAAATATACAGGATAGTTTCAAAATAAAGTCTCATCGAGTCTTTTTATTTATGGAAGCATATTTGATAATGAACTTTTGGATAAAATTCCGACACACTTATAAGTATTAATAAGTACAAATGTGTATTGATATTTACTTGTAGATGTCAGACAATTATTACCAAGTGAGGTGATGTTGTTTGGCAACTAAAAGAGTGAACATCACGGTCGATCCAGTAATGCTCGATGAGTTTTACAGACTGGCAGCTAAGAAAGGAATTAAATTTTCTACTTGGGTACAAGTCAAAATGGAAGAATTCATTGAGGAAGAGAAAATGATTGAAGAATATCGAAGGAAGAAGTACTCTGAATAGGGTGCTTTTTTCTATGGGAGGAATATAAAAATGACTCATGAACAAATTGAAAATGCAATCGTTGAAGCTAGACGAGAAGATGGAACATTTGATTATGAATTTGTAAAACAGATGAATGAGAAAGGTATTTGGTTTTCTTTTTTAGATTCAGGTGTTAGATGGAGTTATACTCCTTTTTAATTAATAAAGACTCACAAAAGTGAGCCTTGCGAAATTAAGTATCTGTTCCACGAAATCCTCCTTCATCGGAACGAACACGCATGTTTTCCTTATTACAACCAGTCATTGTACGGCACTTAGGACATTGAACTGTATTACCAATCAATGTTGAAGTGTCAAAGGAATTCATGTCTCCGAAGAATATAGGAGAAGGAAACCAAGTGTTACAATTTTTATTAGTACATTTGATTTCAACACTTTTAGTTGACATACTTACACCACCTTTACAAATATTAGGAACTATTCCCTTTTAGGACTTTCGACATAACATGATTAATTCCTTTATTTTTATGTCGCAATTGTAAGTATTAATGTTTAAAAGTGTTTATAAATGCTGATATACCAGTATTTGTGTCAATGCAAAGACTGTGGAGAAAATTCCGCAGTAAATAAATTTAAAGGATATCACCTTAAGTATGTCGAATAATGGATAATATTGGAGGTGATATTTTTGGTTATTGTACATGGAACTATTCAAAATCGACCAAATCGCAATTCACTCGATTTTGAAATCGAGTTAAATGTAGAAAGTATTTCTGAAAAGGATATGCCTATACCGGAATCAACAAAATTAATTGTAGATGCAATTAATAAAAAATATAAGGTTAATTATCCTTATTCAAGTTTTATCAACCCATTATTAATTAAATAAAACGTAAAAAAAGAGCATTCAGAATTAATCTGTTTGCTCTTTTTCTATTACAAGAAGATCTCCCGGGGTTACATTAAGGTATGTACAAAGTTTATTTAATAACTCTCTAGGGAATGTCTTACTTTCATCATTATAAAGTTGTCTAACTGACTCATATCTATAACCAATATCCTTCGAAACCTTTAATACAGATAATTCCCTTTCATCAAGGATATTTTGAAGATTGGATTTAATCTTAACCATATCATCCCTCCTGATAAGATTATACACGAAATTAGTGTAATTAGTCCTATTTACTCGAAAAAAGTGTAATGATAACATAAAATTACACGAATTGCGAGTAATCAAGGAGGGTAATATGATAAACGATACTGCTAGATTTATGAACGATTTAGAAGTTGTTGTTAGTACACTTGCCCCGGAGACAGAACAGGACAAGCTCTCTATACGATTAGAAGAGGTGTTGAGTAATTATGACATCCACAGAAAAACATTAAAAGATATTGAACTTGATCTCCAAGATAAAATTGAATTATTTCTATCTTCTAGAAAAATTGAGGGATTAACTCAAAAAACACTAGATGGATATAAGATTGAACTAGACCTTTTTGCAAAATTTGTTCAAAAACCTGTTGTACAAATAAATACATCTGATATCAGGAAGTACCTTGGCCATAACAATAAATTAATGATAAGTACAATAGATCGTAAGTTATCTGTTATAAAAACCTTCTTTGGATGGTTGGTGAGAGAGGAATTGTTATTACGGGATCCCTCCTTAAAGATTAAGGCTCCTAAAAAGCCTAAACGTTTACCAAAGAGCTTATCAATTGAAGAATTAGAGATTGTGAGAGAATCATGTATCACATTAAGAGAAAGAGCATTAATGGAGGTGATGTACTCCACTGGATGCAGACTTTCTGAAATTCAAAATATGAAGATATCTGACATTAATACTCAAGAATTGAATCTTCATGTAATAGGTAAGGGAGACAAGGAAAGAGTTGTTTATTTATCGATTAAAGCTCTACATCATTTAAGAAAATACTTGAATAGTAGAAATGATGATTGCGAGTATCTCTTTGTAACAGAGCGAAGGCCATTTAGAAAAATGTCTAGTCGAAATATTGAGCGCATAATCGATATGATTGAGGAAAGAGCCAAGATATCAAAGAAACTAACTCCTCACACATTCAGACATACATTTGCAACACTTGCAATGGAAAATGGTGCAGATCTAGCAGACGTTCAGCAATTATTAGGACACGAGGATCCAGCTACAACACTAGTTTATTCTCATGTATCAGAAGAGAGAAAGAAACAAGCACATAAAAAGTATCACGTACTTTAAGTCCTCGTTGAGGGCTTATTTATTTTATAGTGGAGGTGAATATATGACTTTAAAATATAACGAAGGTCAGACAGCAGTTTTTCTAAGAGATTTAACAGGTCAAGAATATCCTGCAATAGCAGTATTGAACAGAAAAAGAAGAGTAAACGGACAACGGGAAATAACGTTGTCTTTTTTATATACAGATATAAATAAAGATTTTATGGACAAACTCGAATTTGGCTGGAAAGTATTATTCAAAAATGAAGAATACACCATCACTAATCCTGGCATTAAAACAGATGGAGATTATTTTAGTGTTGGTGTAACAGCCATATTAAGTTTCTTTGTGGATTTAAACGGATATTATTTGCAAGATAAGGCAGAAGATAAATCCACGATAGCAACTGAGTTTTTTCATCAGATATTTGATGGAACTCCATTTTCATTTGTGCTAGTTGATAATTTCGCAGCAACTACATTGACATACCAGGATAACCAAAGTCGAACAGAAAGGTTCTTGTATGGTATTGATCGTTATAATTGCGAATACAAAGTCCAAGGAAAAAATGTCTATCTATACAGTTTAGTAGGTTATGACAAAGATGTTATTTTACATGAAGATTTAAACATTAATGAAGTTAGTATTGAGATAGATGCAAGTGGATTCCATACCTGGGCAAAAGGGTTTGGTGATTTACCAGACGATGATACAAATGGGAACTATCAAATAGAAGTTGAATATCGTTCTCCTCTCATTGAAAAATATGGAGCAATTGAAGGTCCAGCTATTAAGGATGGTAACTATAAGGTAGCTGCAAATTTAACTAACGCAGTCAAAGAGCAAGTAGAAAATAGTTACAAGATGTCAACCACAATCAATGCTGTGGACTTAACAAACAACGGCTATCCAGAAATGGTTTTAGAAGAAGGAGACCGTATATGGTTGTATGTCGATCGTCTTAATTTGAATCAACAAGTAAGAGTAATGGATATTGATGAGACCTTTGATTGGGAAGGGAATATCATCGATACCAATTATACTATTGGAAATGAGGGTATCGCTACTCGTTATAAAACCCAACAATATAATACATTAAAGGATTTCCAAGACATCTTATCCGGACGTAAACCAATTGCTTATAATTGGCTACCTCAAGAAGTAAAACGAGCATCGGATATTATTAATGGTAATCAAGATAGCCTATTTAAGTATCTACCTGGTGAAATCATTGGTATTAATCAGAGTAATCCAAATGGATACATGAGATTCAATACAGATGGATTGGGATTTAGTCGTGATGGAGGTAAAACATATCAAACAGCTATGACCTACGAAGGTATTGTAGCAGATGCAATTTTTACCGGTACTTTAAATGCTGCGCTTGTTCGAATATTAACTGGATTAACAAATGCTCGTATTGAAATGGACGGAGATGGATTCAGACAATATGATGTAAATGGGCGAGAGGTTATTAATTTTGATCCTGCATCTGAGTTTCCTACTTTCTTCGGTACTTTAGTTAAGGTGATTGCTGATAATGCTCTAGATTTAAATGGTATACAAATAGAAAACCCTTTTATCGGTGTAGACAGTCGTTTCGTTGCCCGTACTGATCCTGTTTTGGGTGAAGTTTCACAGATTGAAAGCTTCCAAAATGGCGTATACACTAATCCAATGCCAATTCATTTTAGAGCAAATTACATCGATATGTTCACGAGCGTTATAGCTGAAGTGAATATGAGAAGATTGTTTATCAAGGGCGGTTCCGATGCCTTAACTATTGAAGCTAATAACGGTAATGGTTATATTGCCTTCCACAATGGGACCAATCGAACAGGCGAGATCGGTAATAAAGATACTACTACAAATGATATTTTAGTAGCTGCTATTACAACAGGAGCAAAGTTAGTGTTATTTGCTCAAGGTGGAATTATAGCCTTTACTGAAAGTGGCACCAATGGTCAACACATCAACACTGTGGATGACAATGCAAGGTGGAAGCAGTCAGTTAATAATCACATTACACAATTTACGAGTGGAAATGTTGAAATCTTTAAAAATGGTTTAATGCTCTTTAGGTTTAATTCCACAACTGAT